TTTTTACTTTTTTAGCAGCGGCAAGATAAGAATAAATGCCTCCGGGAAGAATAGCTGCAATACGCATTTTCTTCATGCTACGCTCAAGCATAGCGTGGATAAGGACTTCGGGTTTCATTGTTGACTTTCCTTTTGTATCATTTGAGCGATTTCAGCAAAACTCATATACGCTACATCTTTTGTAACTGGCGGTACTTTTGCTACTCGCGGTTTAGGTATTTGTGTGGGAGAATTTGTAGGATTAGTATATCTACTATGCATTGTATTGTTTTGTTGTTGAGGTCTTTTCTGTTCACTATTCTCTAATTGTCCACGTATCCTAAGCCAAATCTCGTCTAAAGACATTTCAGGAAATTGTGTTTTTGCTTGTGCCACATATTCAATATATGGAACAGAATCTGGATATTTTTGTATAAAATCACTGGATTGTTGTTCTGCTACACGTCTACGATTACTTTCCTCGGACTGTGTAGTAATAGGGCCTAAACGTTTTTCAAGCATTTGTTCCATTGCCTGCGTCATTTGTGCAGGATCAGCGGATATGTTTGCCCCTATCTCTGATATATTTATACCACGCATTTTGGCTTGTGTCAACATGTTTTTTATAGCAGCAATTGGGTCTGTTTTATACTGTTTAATAATATCAAGTGCGCCACGTGCTTCATCCGTAGAAAAGCCTGTTTCTTTAACAATGTTTTGTATTGGGTCTGTTTGACCTTTAGACATTTCTTGGTATTCGTTATATAGTCCTTTAAATTTATCAGCAAGACTTGCATTTGCAATTGCTAAATCAGTCGCTGCTTTTCTTTGCGAACGCCCTTCATTCTTTAAACGCTCATAATTTGTGCGAGATAATCCAGCAGTTGCTATAATATTGCCAGCGTCATCTGTTAAATTTCCCGCTTTATCTTCATTTAAAAAAGTATCAAGAAGCGAAGAAGTTTTTCGTTGATGCCCTAAAGGCTCTTTTACTTGTTCTTTTTTTGGTTCAACAGGAGTAGTTTCTTGTTTTTCTTCTTTAGGTTTTGGCGCAACTTCTTCTTTTTTCGGCGCAACTTCTTCTTTATATGGATCATTGGCATCAAACATCGCATTCAATGAATCACTTAATGAAGGCTCTGTTGGTGCTTTGGTAGGTGTTTCTGTAGGAGTATCGGAAGCAATATCATTTGTAATTTCTTGTACAATGCTTTGTTCAGGAGCAGGGCTTCCAGCATTATCTACAGAAGAAGAAATATCATTTAAAAAATCATCAGCCATTTTGTTTTCTCTTTCTAATTTTGTCTACTGTTGTGGTTGTGCTTGTGGTTGTGCTTGTGGAGGCTGTTGGCCTTGTTGTGTAGAAATACCTTTTTGCATTGCAGCAGCGCCTTCTTCTTTCAGTAATTCAAGATCACTATCTGATACAAGCGATTTTGAAAATGCAGAACGAAGTAGCTTTGATACAATACCTAAAGTTGTCATGGGTGCAGTTGTTCCAAATTGCCCAAGCATTTGAATTATTTGAAAAGCTTCTTGTTTCTTTGCTTGAGAAGTAGGCTTTTCTATACTTCCTGCTGCAATAGCTAAATTATATATATTATTAAATTCGGTAACATTCATATTTTGAAATGCTTGTGCTTCTTTTACAGTAATTAATTGACTTACTTGTGCAACACTCATTTTAGAAATAATTATTTCACAAATAGACCAAAGCAACGCTTCTGTACTTAACTCAATCTTATCTGTTAAACTTTCACCACGGTTTGCTGCAAATTCATTATATGTATTAATTGCTTGATTTGTTGTATTTGTTTTAAACTCTGCACCTTTCATAGCTTCTGTTATTCGAGTTGTTCGACTTAAAGCTCCACGCAAATCTTGTTTATCAAAAATTTCAGTAAATTGTGTCATAGGCATTTTTACTGGTTCAAAAATTTCAGACAATGCTCTGTCTTGATCGCGTAATTTAATTGGTAATGCTTCAATTTTTGTACTAGGTTTATCTAAAAAATTAAATAACTTAGTAGCTTCTGCTGCATCAATTACTCCAGAATTAAACAAATATTTGTTAAACGCTTTGTTTCGTATATTACTTATCTGTTCATCAATTTTGTGCATTTCTTTTTGAAAAGGTAAATAATGTGTAACTTCGCCAGACTGTATAATACTATTTAAACATGAAGAAAATGCGAGAATAAAGAAAGGAAAGAAACGAGATAATTCCATTTCATCTTCATATACCCACAAAGGTGTTTCCCATTGTCCTTCAATATAAAAATAAATTAACTTTGTTGTTCGATCATAAACTTTAACAATTGGCAGTGTATTTTTAACACGCAGCTTTGCTTGTTCTGCATCTACTTCTGGCATAATTGCATCAATAATACTTGCCTCAGAAGTGGCCTGTGTTGTAATAGAAACATCAGTACCATAATCAAAACGAGTATTATTGTCGTACTTAAAATAAAAAGTATTTGCTTCTTCATCATGTATCATATATTCTGCACGAATATGGTCAATATTCATTACATCACGATCCATTACCCATTTTGCATCAGAAAGATCAATTTCTTCACAATTTGGGTCAACAATCAAAGAAAAAGGAGAGCGGACACGAACACTTATACCTATGTGCTTTCGTGTATCAAGTTCTTGTTGTAAAATATCTAAAAGTTTATATAATCTACCAGCTTGTTCTTGATCTTTTTCTTCTTTAATTTGTTCTTTTACTTTGTTATTAATTTCTAATACTTGCTCAATAGAACCTTTTTCTCCTTGCCAAGTTAATTCTAAAATACCAAAGTTAGTTAAATGTGCATTGATTATTTGTTTCAACATTTTAGGACGAAGATTAATTCCTGGCAATGTGCGTTTATTCATTAAAGCATCAAGAATTTTTTGTAACAATGTAGACAATGCTTTGTCTTCTGAGTCATATGCAGTTATTTCTGCTGTAGGATTTCGCATATATGTATAATCGACAAGTGTTTCGACAGAAGTTCTTACAGTGTTTTCTTTTGGAGTAGTTGCATCAATAGCATCTTCATTTAAAAATTCTTTCATATTTGCTCGCCATTCCATATGACGGGCTGAAATAGCTTTAACACCTTCATCAAAGAACTCAGAAAAGCGTTTACCAACTGTAGGAGCAATTGGTATTGCATTATCTGGCAACAATCTGAAATTAATAAGTTCTTTGTCTAAAGAAAGTTCTTCTTCAAACATTCCTAAATCATTAACAACTTCATTCTTTGTTTGTGTTATTTCATCCATAAGTTCTTACTTCTCTTTGTAAATTTAAGAAATGGTTGTTATTGAAAAATAATGTAGAAGAATCTGGCAATACAGAAAAAGAATATTTTAAAGCATCCATACCATGATCGTTTTTATCCATAGGAGTATCAACTCTTTCACTGTTGTCACCCATTTTCCAGAAATAACTTCCAAACTCGTCAGCAATAAACCCTAATTGAGAAGAAAAACGAATAGCAGGACTGTTTGGTTTTCCTGTAATTGGACAATGCACTGTATCAACATTCAAATAGCTGTTTATTTTTGCAATACCACTTTTAATATCATTTTGGCCACGCTTAACAAGCAGATCATAGTCATTCATAAAAATACTTGCAATAGTTGTTGCACCTTTACCAGCAGTCTTAAAAATATTTCTTTTAAAAATAGCTGGATCAGCCATTATGAAATTATCAATATCAATATAAGGAAAATATTTACCATGAATTTGTTGAATTTCTAGTGCATCAAAAGATGGGTCTTTACTTGGTCGATAAAACCCATCAACAAAAACAGGTATTCCTTCTGGGGTAATAAAACCAAATAAGAAAGCAGATGGAACAGCTAATCCAAAATCATAACCTTGAATAGCTTGTAGAGTAATTCCCATATTTTTCATACGATATAAATACTGCATGATTTCTTTATGAGGTAACATATGATATTTTGCTTTAAATGTAGGATAAACTAATCCTTCAAAAGCGCCCCATTCACCTCCAAGATACCTATCTCTGAATTGGCCTTTATATGCTGCCTCAAGAGTAGTAATAAAATCACCTTCTAAGTTGTGTTTATTTTCATAAGTAGAAGCTTCAAATAAATCAATCAAAGGTAAATTTGTATTTGGGTCAACAATTAAATCAGGAGATAATTCGCCTGTATCCCTATATAAAGTCATAGGCTTAATTAATTTATGAAAAACCCAATTGAACGCAGGGTTTGCAGTCAAAATCAACCACCGTGGACCAGTGGCAGGCATACTTTGATCTGTGCCTTTATATTTAGCACTACCACGTAAACGACCTAACAAATCTAAGAAATCTTTATAACCAATT